CACAGGGTAATGTATTACCCTGTGGGTTTTGATTTAATCAAATAATATAATTAGTTAATAATTAATTATATTAGTTCTTTTTAAAACTTCTTGATTTTATTTATATTTAATCAATTTATTTATTATACGCTTATTTATAATCAATTTTATTTTAATTTATTTTATTTATTTATTTATTTTTGTTTGTTTTTAGCTGTGTGGTGGTGAATTTATAACATAATGTATTCGACCTTTCGTTAGTGGAAGAGAAATAAAAGTTTACCCTCTGGATTGTCTTATATTAGACTTGTCTGGAGATTCTTTTTATACTTACATTATGGAAAACGATTCAGTAGTTGGTGGAGTTTTTTTAAATAGTGTTGTTAGTAGGAGATTTATGGATGATATTATATCCCTAATGGATAATATCAATGATGAAAATGTTAGTGATTATTACTCTATTTTTTTACCGTGTAGAGAATCAATCATTGCAGATAATTTTAACTTTAATTTTTCTTATACTAAACTTAATTTTAGGTCCCCTGATAATCATTTTTATTTAACTAATAATTTACCGTCCCAACGTTTATATACTTATACTGATATAGCAAATTTTTTAGAAAACGAACGACCAGGTTTTGATATGGGTTTTACACAAGAAGAATATATTGATATGTATAGAGATATTTTTACTGAAGAAGTTCGTTTAGCTCATGAATCTAATTTTTATGAATATGATATTAAAAATCCCAAGTTGCATCGTTATTTAAAATTTACAGATTGTTGGTTTTGGATCGATAATTTTCAAGATTGGACTGAAGAGTCGCATAAATTACAGTGGTTTAAAAATAAAATGACATATTCAAATCCATATGTTTGGAATGCTTATAATTATTATAAAAAGATAGATAATATGATACCATATGAAGAATTTGATCAAATTGACCATCGTTTGAATGATGTTTGGAATGAACAACATTATAGAGTAATCATTGGCCAAAAACAAAGTGCTGATGATGAAGGTATTCCAAAGTATGTTAAAGATCCAAAAATTGAACGTGATTTATGTAAACAATTTGATGCTGTTAGGCAATCACTAATAGCATCTAAAATCACAGGTGGTGATTATGATGATTTTGTTGCAGAAAAGAAACGTGAACGTAAAAAATATAATGAAAGTTCAAAAATAAAAATTGATAAACCTGCTGTTGGTAAAAAAGATCAATCAATGGTGAAGGTTCACGAAAAGAAACAACATGATCGTGCTGGTTATTTATTACGTAAATGTGCTCCTAATACACCATGGGCACTTGTACCAGATAATTTTGAAGGTACTGAATTAGCGCGTTTAGAATTTTATAATAGATCTCATATGTGTCCATGTAAACGTCGTTATAATTTTATTAAATATGTTCCAGAAGAATTTCGTTATAGAGTTTGGTGTGATCATAGGCAATTGAATGATTTTGGTGAATGTCGAGAGACAATTTTAGCGTATGATGATACTGGAAAGTGTACAAATTGTGGTAATGTTGGGTTGAATTTAATTTTTAGAAGATCTTGTTTTTGTGATAAAATTTTAGCTTGTACAGAATGTAAGAAAACTTTTTATATTAAAAATTTACACAGTGCAATCACATGTATATGTTTAACACCAGATGATCCAAAGAAAGCTTATATACCGTTTAAATTTTTTAATTTTATTTCGTCAAAGAAAACGGATAGATCGTATGCACAAGTTGCTTTAGCGCCGCCAAAGTTGAGACCAATTCAAGAGAAGAAAGTTACTATGGGTGGTAAATCAAAATTTTTTAAATCATTGCAACCATTGGAAATTATTGAAGATTTGCCTTCACAAACCAGTGAAATCATTACTGGTGAAAAGCAAATGTTTACAGGAGTTTTTACAACAGTAACTTCTGCAGTTAAAGCAGCATTTCAAGGTATTAAGCAATTTATAATTGATACTATTACAGATATTACAAAAGGCGTTTCTACCGCTTTATATAATTTTTTCTTTCGTGATTTTGTAGAAATTTTAATTAATCTTACAGTAGATGCAGTAGTTTGTTTTCCTGATTTATTTTCATTAGTTAATTTATTTATAGCTTTATTTTCAACAACTAGTTTTGGTTATGCCATGTCATTATGGTTTAATATAGGAATGTTAGCAACACGTGTTCTTCAAACACATAAGCAAAATATCAAAAATTATGAATTTTTTGAAGAACAACGCAAAAATCGTGAACAGATTGAAAAAGATCTTAGTGAACAAACCAAAACAGAGTCCGACCGCGCAGCTGAGCGCCTAATCCAATTATTTCAGCTCGTGAAAGATCACGATAAGGACTCAATTTTAAGTGTTTTTAATTCATTGGCTCAAGATCAATATTGTACATATTTACCTTTAGATTTAATTAATGAATTTCGTAAGTGTTTAATGGTTATTGATCATGTTGAATATGCTAAGGCATTAAAACCATTATGTAAATTTTTTAAATTTGGAGAATTTCAGACATTGCTTAGAAAACCATTAGAAGCAATGCATGACTATTATGAAAAAGCAATTAATAATGGTTATACAGTTCCACAAATTTCTGCAGACCAAGAAATTATTTTTCAATCATTAACTTTAGTTAGTAATCATAAATTTGATAGAAGAAATTTTTTAAACGCAAATATTTTAGAATTGTGGCATGAAATTGAAGCCACAAAAGAGCGTGCTAAAGCCGATAAAGAAGAAGAAAGACGTAAAGCACAGCTTGTGTCAGAAGAGCCAATTGTTGAACCAATTGCTGGTGAATCACAAAGTTTTAATTTTTCTGATATTTTTGATTTTACATGTACATTTTTAGGTATTCCAATAATTGCAGCAACAAAATTTTTTTCAATTAATTTATTACGTAATTTCAATACTATTTTTTCTGCAGTTCGTAATTTTTCAACGTTATTTAAAACTTGGGTAGAATTTTTACCTGAATTTTTGAAAGTTTATTTTACACCAGAACTTGGTAAAGATTGGTTGAAAAAGCAATTAGAAGATGAAAGTACATTGGCTGCACGAGTAGCACATGCAGCTATAGCAGTTAGAATTGCTATTGACTTACAAGTTGGTAAGGATGAGATAGTAAGATTGCGTACTATAGCTCGAGAATTGTTAACTGAACTCGAGTTATTTGTTTTAGAAAATAAATTAGTAGTTGATATTAGTATTAGCAGGTGGCTAGTAATAATGCGTGATATTATTAATTCAGCAGTAACAGGTATACAAAGAAAGAAAGAACCTTTTTGTATACGTATAACCGGACCACCTGGTTGTATGAAATCCACCTTTTGGGCATCAATTGTTTCCGTTTTATTTGATCAAATTTCTGTTAGTGATATAGAAAATCAGTTGACATACACTAGGAATCCTGGTGTAGAGTTTTGGGATGGTTTAAATGTTGACAAACATCGAATTGTTCTGTATGATGACTTTGGTCAAAATACGGAAGAACTTGAGTTTCCAGAAATTATATCTTTAGTTTCTAAAGCACCATTTTTACCACCTATGGCTTCAATTGATAATACTAAATCTGAGATGGGTTATAAAGGTCAACAGTATGCACCGGATTTAGTTGTTTTGTTAAGTAATGTTCGTAAAGTATCTGGACCAAAAACGATTAATTTTTCAGAGGCAATAGAGCGAAGACCTCATATTACCATCAATTTTCCAGATACTGTTAAGAAAGGTCATGATTTAGATAAAGTAACATTTACCTGGCATAGAAGCTCTGATTTTATGGGTGATCAATCTGCCTATGGAGTTTCAGGTTTACATACTGCTATTTTAAGAACATATAAACAATATGCAACCGATAATGCTAAAATTCATGATTTAAGAGCAAAGTATGCTTTTAGAGGTCATGGTGGTGTTAATATTTGTACTAGAGTTCTTCAAACAGCAAAAGAAGAAACAATGACAGACAAATTGGTAGATGTTATTCATGATAGAAATGGTTATTATATCAAAACCAAAGAAAAGAAGAATCCGTTTGTAAAACGTGATGTTCATGATGCTGATAGTGATTATGATGCAAGTAATCAATGTAGCAGTGATAGTAGCGAAGAACCGGATATGACACCAGTATCAGTCATACGAAAAGGTGAAAAACAAGGTTTTGGTCGTGATATTTTCAAAAATTTATTATCAAGTGTTTTAAGTAATTTTGTTATTTTTCCTAGTCTTAAAAATTTATTAAATAATAAATATTCATCATTAATCTATAATTTTTTTATAAAACCAATAGCAATTTCATCTTGGAAAGAAATAGCACTTAAAGTGTTGTTATTTTCAGGTTCAATAGTTTCTTTTCTTTTAATTCTTTATGCTTTTAATAAATCTAAAATTGATTATATTTTTGGTGAACAACAATCAGGTACCACGAATACAAAAGACGCAAATAATATGCGCATAGTAACTGGTGCAAAACAAAATTACACACCTGGTTTTATACATCAAAATCAGTGCACAGTTACAGTTAATGGCAAGCGAGTTTTAGGCTTGTTTATTAAAGGTACAATATTAATGACGGTTAGACATGTTTTTTGTGAGGTTGATAACGAACCTTCTTATGTTGATACTAGTAAAGCTCAGTCAAAAATGGGTGATCAAAATATTAATTTTGTACCAAAAAATTCGGAGATTATCTTGAAATTTTCAACAGGTCAAGAAATTCATGATGAATTTGATGTTAATAAGATGCGTGAGATTTATGAAGATGGTGATGAAATGAGTGATATTGTTTTATATGAGTGTTCAAATGTTGTATCAGCAAAACGAGATATAACTAGTCATTTTGTTTCTACTGATGTTAAATTAGAAAAGAAAGCAATTGTTTTTAATGGCATCAATATAACTGATGGTGCTAGATGGTTGAGACATAGTATTGTTGAACATGATCGTTTTACGTTTGCTTATAACGTTGGTGTTATGACATGGGCAGTTGCAAAATCTTTTTCTTATCCTATTAATACTATAAAAGGTGATTGTGGTGGTTTTATCTCTACTGATGAAGCACAACCAAAGATTGTTGGTATTCATATAGGTTGTTATACTAAAGATCATGTTACGGGTGTTGCGACACGAATTACAAAACAAGTGATAGAACGAACACTTGATAAATTTAAAGTACCATTAATACAAGAAGCATTAATAGATGGAAAATATCAAATGTCAGTTGAAAGTTTACATCAACATGATGATCGCTTTGGTTCAAGAATTGCAGTGTTGGGAAATTTACAGGGTTGTAAAGCATTTCCAGTGGGTCAAACGGACATTAAACCGAGTCCGTTATATGATCGTGTTAAAGAACATACAACTGCTCCGGCAGTTACACGAATATTTGATCGTCGATTAAATGGACGAAATTTAGTTTTAGAGGGAGTTAATAAGTATGGTAAGCAATTACCAACTTTTGGCAAAGAACTTAATGAACTGGTTTATGAATCCTTATTAGATGATATAAATATTCCAAGTAAAACACAACCATATATTTTAAATCAAGATGAAGCAATTAATGGTACTGAAGATATAAATGGCTTAGATATGTCAACATCAGCTGGTTATCCATTTTCATGTGTTGGTAGGGGTGGCGAGAAGAAAAAATTGTTTGATGCCAGAGAAGATCGCTGGTATCCAAGACCTGAATTACAAGAACTTTTGAATTTGTATGAACAAAAATTTGAAAGTGGTGTAATTCCATTTTTACCATGGGTAGATTGCTTAAAGGATGAAAGAAGATCATTAGAAAAAGTCCGTTTGTGTAAGACACGTATATTTTCGTCAGCTTCAGTTATTTATATTATATTATTCAAGAAATATTATGGTGCTTTCATACAGCATTTTAATGAATTGCGAATCACGACATTTAATCGAATTGGAATTAATAAAGATTCTATTGAATGGGATGAGCATATAAGAAAATTAATTGAAGTTGGTAAAGATAATGGGATGGATTTAGATTATACGGCAATGGATGGTAATAATACAGTTGAAAATGTTAATTTATTTTTTGATTTAGCAGATCAGTGGTACAATCATAATCATCCGATTGTACGTAAGGTTTTTAGAGAAATTGAAGCACATGGTGTGCATATTATGTTTGACAAAGACACAATGAAATGGATGGTTTATCAATTGCTGGGAGGAACTAATTCTGGTACTCTTATAACTGGTATATTAAATACTATATCAAATGAAGCCAATATGCGAAGATCATGGATTTTAATTGTTCCTAACTTGTATCGTGATTTATATTATTTTAAACGATTTGTTAGAACAGCAATTTTCGGTGATGATATTGATTTAGCAGTTCATCCGCTAATGAAAGAGCATTTTAATGCTGAAAATATTTGTAATGTATTGGCTATATATGGTATAGTATTGACAACTGGAAGTAAGGATACTGATTTTGGTTGGAAGAAAGTAAGAGATTGTGTTTTTCTTAAAAATAAAAGTGGAGTGTTCGCTAATCGATATGTTCCACTTATGCAAGAAGATCCAATGTTAGAACCTTTAAATTGGATCCGTAGTAGTGATTTTATAGTAAGTGAAGATCAAGCTTGCGAAGATAATTGTAATGGAGTTTTGAGGAATTGTTTTTGGTATGGTCCAGCTTATTTTAATGATATACGTAGTAAAATATTGAAGGAAAAACCAGAATATAAGCTTTTATCATATCATACACTTCTTAAAGATTTCGTTGATTATGAGATGTTGCCAGATCCACTCTCATTAGGTGGGGCAAGAACTCGTAATGTTTAATTTATTTATTTTATTTATATTATTTTAGTTTCCCAAATGGAGATTGAAATTTTAACACCTATTGGTACCAAATTTTATATTTATTGACTAATAGCTTTTATTTCTATTTTAACATGGCAACTACAACAGATACACCAATAACAACAACAATAACAGATCAATCTAATGATAAAACAACTACATTAGATGCTACAACGTATCAATTAACAATTGATCAGGGTACAATTTTGTCTCAGAACCAACCCATCAAAATGGTAACTGAGAACATGAATTCTAAGAGCATTGGAATTCGTGCCGATCGACATATGAAGGATGTTGATTGGAACCTACAAAAGATGTTGAGTCGTCACAATTTTGTAGGGGCATATGAATGGAATACAGGTCAAGCTGTGGGTACAGAATTAGCAGTTTTGGTTAATCCTTATGAATTAGTCACAACTGCAATTGGTTTAGCTCCTTTTGATACATTTACATATGCTAGATGGAAAGAACTTATTGTATATGTTCAAGTTCAGGCAACTCGTTTTCAATGCGGTTCACTTAATGCTTTCTTTCATCCATCTTGTATACAAGATAGTGAAACAGATCCGTTAGTTTTGGCTCAATATACAAATCGTCAAAACTCAGTATTACTAAATCATAGTATTATTGAAGCATCACAAAGTGACATGGTAGAATTTCGTATACCATTCGTTTGGAATAAAGGTTGGTTAGACTTACAAGCACAAGATACGCTTGGTACTTTCCATTTAGCAGTTTTTAATCAATTAAGAGCAGCTACCGGTACATCAACAGCAGCAACTGTTACCGTTTATATGTCTTTGGAAGGTGCAGAATTTAGAATTCCAAGACCATTAGCAACACCAGTTTTTAAAAAGAAAACACCAAAAATGATAACTGGTGAAAAACAATCAGCTTTATTGGGAACAGTCAATGAAGTTACAAAATTTTTAGAACCCATTGCTAGTGTTGTAGATTTAATGGGTAATTTATTATTAGATAAAAAACAAATTTCAGCACAATATTATCCAGTAACAAACAAACAAATGGGTTATTTAACTCATCAAAAGAATGAAGAATACGTTGATAGATTAACATTGAATCCTAATACTATGCAGATGACAGACATGGAACATTATAATTCTGATGTATCAGTTTTGAAAATGGATTATTTTACAAAGCACAAATGGAACATAATTGATACAAAAGAATTTAGTAATGTTTCCACAACTGGAACCATTTTAGCAGCATACGATGTTGGTCCAATGGGTTTTTCACTCGATCCATCAACCACGAAAACATTAACAACAGTAGATTATTTAGCACGTAGATTTCAATATTGGCGAGGTAGTTTTTATATGATGCTACAATTTATTGTAGCACCATTACACGAAGGCAGAATTATTATTTGCTTTCGTCCAGCAGTCGATAAGACAGTTGTTGGATCTTATGCCCAATCACAAACACAATATATGGCTTCATTCCAAGTAAAAGGTGGACAGAACTGTTTTGGAGTTCGAATACCTTATTTGTCACAGACACCTTATAATATTGTGTATAATGGTCAAACATTAACAACGCAAAATTATAATGATTACTTCAATGGATCCATTCAAATCATATCAGCCACACCACTTAAAGTCACAGACGCACTTCCAAATTCAGTAGATTTTAATATTTACATTGCTGGAGGTGATGATTTTGAGTTACATACACCCACATACAATAATAGTTCAATAGTTACAGATTTTGTAGATATTGCGGATGATTTTGTCATCGGTGAAAAACAAAGTACTGATACAGCAATGACAATGATGCCATTGACTGTCAATGACTTACCATCAAAAATGTCACTGCCAACATTATGCGGTGATCAATCAAGTAAAGTCAGTGATCCACAAACATCGCATTTCGGTGAACATTATACTGATATGCAACAAATTTTAAAAAGATATCAACCTGGTAATTTGATAGCTTTTAAATTATCAGAATTAGTTACTGATGGTTATTTAACACCAGCACAAGCTAATGATGTAATTAACGGTGCAGCACCATTAGTACTACCAATTGGTAATACAACATATGGTTATGAACCACAATCAATATTTAGACAAAGATCATTTTTAGGTGATATTGTTTCATGTTTTCGTTTACAACGTGCGCCGGTGGCGTTCAAGTTTAGTTTAAGAACAATTGGAAAATCGAATGTACATGGATATATAACATATTTTAAGCAACCGCCAAATCGAACATATTCTAATGAATATCAAGAATTGCAACGATTTTTTCCAAATTTAACAGCACCAGAACCATTTGTTGGTGGCCCGATCATGCCATTAACATATGTTGATGAAAATCATACAGCTGAATTTTATTTACCATTTATTCATCATCAAGCAACATCTTTAATTTATCAACCATATGATTATCAAGGTGTTACACCATCAATTAATGTTGAAAATGATTTCAATAGAACTGAAATCATCATAGCCATTTATAACGTAACAAGTCTAGATCAAGTTATCACAATACAAAATTATTTTTCACTTGCAGACGAGTCTTCGTTTGGTTTATTTCAAGGATTACCAGCAGTATCTTTTCAACGAAAAGGTATTGATGAAGGTCCATCATTATTTCCAGATCATTGGTTCTAAAAAATTTTTTAAGTTGAAGCATTATTATTTCAATCCAGTTTTATTTCTAAAATGAAAGGCCGTCATACACGGTTACGTATGCGCGCCGACGCTACTTCTATTTTAATTTATCTTATTTAATCCTAATCAAGTTATTTATAAAATGCAGTACCGTTTAGTCGGTCC